TAACCAAATAATCATTAGCTTTAGAAGAATCTATTGGAAAACCAGATACAGGGTCTTTCAAAGTTAACCCCTCCTTTACCACGTCTTCACCATCAACCACAACAAGCGGAAAATACTGTGTATGTTCTCCAATAGACTTCATTTTGTCATTCAAGTTAGCCTTGTTAATGTCTCGATTGATACCACCAGCAATAAAAGCAACTTTCTTTCCTTCGTTCAATTCTCTTGATTCCAGAGTAAAGATTTCATTCTTACATTCTTTTGTAGTCATAATACCTTTGCAGTTTTTAGACTGGTGCGCTCCAGCTTTAATTAATTTTATACTACAAAGATTGCCCTTTTCTTTAGAAGCTAACGGGAATAAAAAAACACTGCTTTCTTATTCCCCTACTTCACAAGTTGTAGAATGAAGTATTTAGAGAATAAGAAAGCAGAAATAAACAATAAAATAAGTTTCAATCAATAATAAAATGCGTTCAAACTCCTTATGTCCTTATCCTTATATTGTTTCAACAGGGACTTCAAGTAGTCATAGTCAACCAACACACTTTCGTTGCTCACGATACCAGTGAAGTATAGTAGATGAGAAATCAGCGTCTTTTCCTTGTCAGACA